AACATCATGTCATATAAAAAGCGTTTTTCCGCCCCAAATACAACCGGCGCCCTAAGTCCTATATCAGGATCCAATAACAATTACGGCGCCTGGAATGGTATGCCTAAAAATTATAAAAATTCAGGTAGTTCGGAAGAATATCATAATAATGATTTTGGATATAAAAATTATCAAAGCCGTTTGCCTGAGGTGTATACAGGACATCCAAATCGTATTGAACGCTATAATCAGTATGAAATGATGGATGTAGATGCTGAAATTAATGCATGTTTAGACATTATTGCTGAGTTCAGTACACAAAAAAACGAACAAAACAAGACACCTTTTGAGATAATATTCACAGAAGATCCAACACCACATGAAGTTAATATTATTAAAACACAACTACAACAGTGGTGTAAACTCAATGAATTTGATACTAGAGCATTCAAAATCTTCCGTAATACAATCAAATACGGTGATCAAGTATTCGTAAGAGATCCAGAAAACTTTAAGTTATACTGGGTTGATATGACTAAAGTGACTAAAGTTATTGTTAATGAGAGCGAAGGAAAGCTCCCAGAACAGTATGTTATCAAAGATATTAATCCAAATTTACAAAACTTAAGTATTGCTGAAAAAGTTAGCACAGACTTTGCAATGAGCCCTGCAACTGGCTTTGGTGGTACAGGTGGCGGTGGTTCTGCTCAAGGTTATACAGTTCCTAGTATGCCAAATGGGACTGCTGGAAGTCGCTTTAGACTAGGATTAAATGAAGCTGCTATAGATGCAAAACATGTCGTACATCTAAGCTTGACGGAAGGTTTAGATAGATATTGGCCTTTTGGACAATCAGTTTTAGAAAATATTTTTAAAGTATATAAACAAAAAGAATTGCTTGAAGATGCGATTCTAATCTATCGTGTACAACGTGCACCAGAACGTAGGGTATTTACGATTGACGTAGGTAATATGCCAAGTCACATGGCTATGGCGTTTGTAGATCGTATTAAAAATGAAATTCATCAAAGACGCATCCCAAGTGTACAAGGTGGTGCAAGTATAATGGATGCTACGTATAATCCATTGAGCATGAATGAAGATTATTTCTTTCCACAAACTGCTGATGGGCGCGGTAGTACAGTTACAACATTACCGGGTGGACAGAATTTGGGTGAAATTGATGACTTACGTTATTTCAATAATAGATTAGCACGTGGTTTACGTGTCCCAAGTTCATATTTACCTCAAGGACCAGAAGACAGTCCAACTCCATTGAGTGATGGTCGTGTTGGTACAGCCATGATTCAAGAGTTTCGCTTTAATCAATATTGTGAACGTTTGCAAAACTACATGAGTAAGAAATTGAATGAAGAGTTTAAGTTATTCATGCGTTGGAGAGGGTTTAATATTGATTCAAGTTTGTTTGACATTACATTCAATCCACCGCAAAACTTTGCCGCATATCGACAAAGTGAATTAGATAATGCACGTGTTTCAGTATTTCAAACTATGGAAGCATTTCCGTATATTGCAAAACGTTTTGCAATGGAACGTTTCTTAGGCTTAACACAAGAAGAAATTGAAAAGAATCAAAGTATGTGGTTTGAAGAACGTGAGAAGCCAGAAGATAGTGAAACATCAGGTAGTGACTTACGTAGTATTGGTATAAGTCCGGGTGACTTGGAAACTGATAAAGACAATATGGAAAATCTTGCTCCACAACCAGGACAAGAAATGCCACCTAATGAATTGGGTGCTGCAGTAGCAGGACCTGAAGCGATGCCAGCAGGTGGAGCAGGAGCTCCTGCTGGTTCACCAAATATGTGATAAATACCTTATATGAAATTACTTGAAATGTTTGACAAAGCTATAGATGGGTATCAGGATACAGATTCTGATAACAGCGCACCTAAATGGCATGAGTTACGCAAATCAAAATTAACACTACGTCAATTACGAAAGTTGCGTAGAATGTTAGATGTTCGCAATTATGAGCGATCAAATAATCTTAAAAAATTAAGAAAACAATATGCACCTGCTCAAGCAGAAGGTGCAGCAGCTCCTGGATTGTAATCAAAACTGCATATTTGCGATAAAAACGCAAAAAAATAGCAGTTATTGATATGTTTTAGTGACTACACACTAAATAACTCTACAAAGCCATTTTAATTCAGGAGACAAACAATGGACAACAAAAAATTTGAGCAACTTATTGATTTGATTATCAATGAAGACGAAGATAAAGCACGTGCATTATTCCATGATATCGTAGTTGAAAAAAGCCGCGAAATCTATGAATCAATGATGGACGAAGAAGGTATGGACGAAAATATGGGCGGACAAGTAGGTGGACTACTTGATGAGATTTCCGCTGAAGAAGAAGGTATGACCGAAGAAGACGAAGACTTTGCCGACATCGAAACTGATGACGGTATGGGTGATACTGATGACATCGAATTAGATAGCGATGACATGGAAGATGGTAATGAAACAGAACATGACATTGAAGACCGTGTTGTTGACTTAGAAGACAAGTTAGACGAATTGATGGCCGAATTTGAACAAATCATGGGTAAAGAAGGTCACGATGAAGAGGGCGAAGAAGACATGGGTGACGAAGACATGGGCGATGAGGACATGATGGAAGCATCTGATGACGAAGAGTCTATGATGGAAGCCGTTGAAATGAAAAAAGTTTCTGTAACACACGGTGACAATGGTGCACAAACAAGAAGTACAGTAAGCAGTGGACCTAAAGTTCAAGGCAATGGTGCTAAAGCAGTTAATGCATTTGGTGGTGACGAAAAAGGTGGTACAGTAAAAGCTCCAGCTACAATTCCTGGTAAGTACAAAAATGCTCCTGGACAAGACGGTAGCAAAACAGAAACAGCACCTAAGCCAAAGCATGGTGATGATGGTGCAAACACAAAATCTGTGATTGAGTCTAAAAAGACTACAAAGAAGATTGTTAAGTAAGGTAAACTGAGGTAATGGCTTTGTATCTCAAAGAACATCTAACTTTCGACCGCGCCAATATCGTGGTCGAGAGTGAAGGTGAAGGATCTAAAAAGAGCCTTTATATGAAGGGCATCTTTATTCAGGGCGGGGTAAAAAACGCAAATGAGCGTGTTTACCCTGTGTCTGAAATTGAGATTGCAGTTAATTCATTAAACGAACAAATAACATCTGGGTATTCAGTACTTGGTGAAGTAGATCACCCAGATGATCTTAAAATAAATTTAGACCGTGTATCACATATGATTACATCTATGTGGATGGACGGTGCTAATGGTTTTGGTAAATTAAAGATTTTACCAACTCCAATGGGACAGTTAGTGTCTACTATGTTGGAGAGTGGTGTGAAACTAGGCGTGTCTAGCAGAGGCAGCGGCAACGTTGATGATGGTAGTGGCCGTGTAAGCGACTTTGAAATAGTTACTGTGGATATAGTCGCACAACCTTCTGCTCCTAATGCATATCCTAAAGCAATTTATGAAGGCATGATGAATATGCGTCATGGTCATAAAATGTTAGATATTGCAAAAGATGCACAGGGTGATAAAAAAGTACAGAGATACCTGAAAGACGAAGTGGTTCGTCTTATCAAGGACCTCAAAATATAAAGGGGAAAACAGTATGTTTGATCAAATCAAACCTTTACTTGAAAACGGTATTATCAACGAAGAAACTAGCCAAGCTATAAACGAGGCATGGGAATCTAAGTTGAATGAGGCTCGTGAGCAAGTACGTGCTGAACTACGTGAAGAGTTTGCACAACGTTATGACCATGATAAATTAATTATGGTTGAAGCCCTTGACAGTATGGTTACAGAAAGCTTACAAGCTGAAATTGAAGAATTTCAAGCTGAAAAGAAAGCAATGAATGAAGACCGTGTAAAAGCTCATCAAAAATTGCGTGAAAACGCAAGCAAATTTAATGATTTTATGGTAACAAAATTATCAGAAGAAATCAAAGAATTACGTAGTGAGCGTAAACTACAAACAGAAAGTCAACAAAAGTTAGAGCAATTCGTTGTTCAAGCTCTTGCAAAAGAAATTAAAGAATTCTCACAAGACAAACAAGCAGTAGTTGAAGCAAAGGTTAAGTTAGTTGCTGAAGGTCGTCAACAGTTGGAAGCATTGAAGGCACGTTTTGTGTCTGAAAGTGGAAAGCGTGTTAATGAAGCTGTAGCTAAACATCTCAAAGGTGAAATGAATCAGTTAAGAGAAGATATTAAGACTGCTCGTGAAAACGATTTTGGTCGCCGTATCTTTGAAAGTTTTGCAACAGAATTCAGTAGTACATATTTGAATTCAAAAGCAGAAACGAGAAAACTAATGGCAACATTAGAAAGTAAAGAACAACAATTAGAAGAGTCAACGAAGAAAATTGTACAGGCTCAAAAACTAATTGAAAGTAAAGAACGTGAAGTTCGTATTATTAAAGAATCTAAT